CCGCCGGGCGCAAATGTCTTTGCCTGGTCGAAGTCCTTCTTGGAAGGATAAGAGAACTTGTTCTCTACCTCATCATCTGCCAAAATCGGACCAAATGGGGACAAGTGAGTCTCAGTTGGGATTTTCACCGGGAGGATAATGTCCTCTTGTGGTGTGTCCAACGACTCTACCGGAACCCGTTGCTCCTGCCCTCTAGAGCTGGATAAGATTACTTCATATGTGCCATCATACAGTCGCATGTTATTGGATCGTCCGTGCTTGTGGAGCATATGGCTTCTCCCCTTGACACCTGTGAGTGTCCTGCCTTCATTACGGTAGATACGCTCACAGTAACGCTGGAGTCTCTTCTGTCCATCTGTGACACGGAAGTCACTTGGGATAGAGCAATTGAGACCCCCGGCTGTGTAAGGGAGGCCAAGATTCAGTCTACCACGCAGAGTGGCGGACTGGATTTGTGCTTTGTTGTAATGGACAAAGCGGCGCCATGCGCGCCCCTTGTCTGCTGCACCCACATGCACCTCGGACCAAAGTTCTGCAATAGGAAGACTCTTTGTACACTCGCGACCGGTTCTACGATTCATATTCGTGAGACAACCCAGGTTAAAGAAATGTACCTGTGTCAAGTCACACATATTCCACAACTCACTGTTGATAGTGAAGTACGTGGGGTGAATGTAGTTTTTACCGATTGACAGTTTGAGACCCACCTCGTGGATTTTCTTCTGCCAAATAGCGTAGTGTTCTTCATTGGATCGAAATCCAATGTCGTCTCCATTAATCAGAACTGGAAGGTCCTGGAGTTTATATTCCTTTTGGAAGTATTCCTCCATGGAGCTCCAATAAGCGGCTAGATTGATGACACACAAGATTGGGAAACTCAGAACCGAACCCATCAGCTGCCCATTTTGTTGTTGAACATCGGGTATCTGAAGGTGTGGGGGAAAGGTAATGGTCTGTTCGTAAAGCTCTCTTCTGCAGGCATCTGCCTGACGGAGCCCTATATGGCCGTGAAGAAGCAACTCAGCAAGGGCACATTCTAGTGCATCTTTTGTCTGACGAAGGTCTATTCGATCGGTTGCAGACTTGTAGTCTCCACTAACCCAGAAGGGTTGGGGACCAAAGTCAAACCGTGATGATTTGATCTTCAATTGCTGTAAATCTTCTCGACGAATCGGGTGTCCGATGAGAGCGAAGGGATCACTTTCCTTCAAGTGATTCCAAAGAGCATTCTGGACGGGCTTACAGACATATGACCGCACCGATGGAGACTTCGTAATGAATCGTACTTTCAGTGATTCTTGAAGTCCTTGGACCCTGACGATACAGGGCTCCTCACTTTCGACGGTGAGAAGGTCCGAGAGTGGAGGAATGTTTACTCCATGTCTCTCAATGACTCCTTTGTCGGTATCGACCATGTCTACAAGGCCTGCCTCCAGGTCCATTGACCTTACCATTCCTTGAACTCCGCCTCCCTCCGACCGATTGAAACCAAGCTTTGCGCTCTTGCTAGGGTAAAACTCGTGTGTTTTCCGCCTTATTCGTAAGCCATCCCAGATCTCGCAGTAGTAGCGAGTGTAATCTGAGTATGGATTCGATGGTGGTTCACCGAGTAAATCGGCGTAGCTATTGTATTCGCTCTGAAGAAAGTCTTCAGAAGCCGGTGCACAGCCACGCTTAACCCCTTGCAGAATGCTCCATGCTAGGCTCAGGTTTTTTCCACGACCGGTGTTTATCCGGTTTGTGAGATACCTTTTCAATGGTCCACGGAAGTAGGGTCTTACCCTCTCGACCAATGTTGGCCGAGGGTTTTCGAGTTTCCTATCCAAGTAATCTGCCATGGGAACTGCAGTACAGAACTTCGCATGCTTGATGAAGTCTAGCGGTTCCCAGCTCATACATTCCTCGAATATGACAGAAAGGTGTTTCCAGTTCCACTTCAGCAGTCGATCATCGAAATCAATCAAGACCTCGAGATACGACCGTGTGAAGTAAAGGCTTGACACGACATCCCCCCGCGGGAAGTCGGGCCACTGGATAACCTCTCTGCCTTTCGATCTTTTCTTGACTACTGCGCTGCCGAGAACACCGCTATGCCTTCTGATTAGTTGGCACGCTAGTGAACTCGCTTCATAGCAGCGGCAGCAACTTGAAGCTTTGCCGTCACCTGACGGTCGTAGGCTTTGAGATATCACATCTATAAGTGAAAGATACGTTTTGGCTTCCACACGGTCCCCCTTGTCCGTGTGGTGGTCAGAAGCCATTTTTTTCACTTCTTCGCTTGATTGAAGGGCACTTGTTGTAAGTGCCACAGAAG